TTGCGATGGTTGTCGTTGCTGACATCTCCATTACCGCAACACCAGACTCGCCCCATGTGTCGCTGATGATCTCTGCCATTCGTGACATGGTTGGAACACAGTAGAGTTTGATTTGCACCACCCGTGGTTGCACATCATCGGGTGGTTCGATAGCCATTACAGGTGTGACGATCAGGACTAGTGCTAGAAGAAAGTTTTTCATGGCGCTGTAAATACCATTCTTATCTCAAGACCTAATGTATTAGTAGCCACGGCATCAACATCTATCCTGATAACGTCAGCAGTAGATACTCCATTATTAGAACCAATTACAGAAGGTGTTGCCGCAGTGCTAGAGTCTTTTTCATTAAGATCAATAGTAATAGGTGTAGATAACATATCATTCCCATCTGTTAAGTTATGTAACTGAACATTTGTTATACTTCCGCCTGTCCCTACTGTATACACATGAGCCTGTGCAGTATATAAATTCTTACCATTAAGCGTAGAAGGTATAACAAAATGTGTTATTCCATTCCCAGTAGACGGCCCAATAGTATCAGCAACACATTTTATTACTACAGTTCTTTGTGCAAAAGATTCTACATTTTGAGGTAGAATTGATCTTGTAGTTCCTGTTGAATTATCATAGAAAGAAAACTTATCAACCGTTTCATCTATTGTAGTATCAGTAGTAAGATTTTGTATAACTTCTTGTTTATTATTTTTAATACTAGTAAGATTTGAATCCATCTCACCAAATGTGAGCGGAGAACCTTTTACTTCTCTAAGAGTTAAAGTCGTAGCCATATTTAATCATCCGCTGTGTAACCGGCAGTCCAGTAATAGTTTTGTACGTAAGGGAGAACACCATAAGGAAAAGCACGAGGTTGTGGTTCATAAAACTTTCGACCATCAATCATTCTATAGGCAACTCTCCTAGCAGGATAATCTCTTCTTCCTATTCTGCGTATTCGTCTAGCCATTAATAGACTGCCTCTCGATCAGGTTCTAGTGTTCTACTTCTTCTTGATCGCGGAGGTATAGGGTCCATATCGTATATTCTCGATAATGCATCTAGAAAGTCAGGATGTATTGTCGGGAATAAACTATATTCATTATCCTTTACCCACTTTGAAAGATCATATGTTTTTCTATTTTCATCTATACATATTATTTTTTTAGAAATAAGAAACGCTTGGTTCCTATCTTTAAAATCTAACTGATTAGAAGTTAAATATTTCTCATCAGTAGGGTATGGGAAGAAAAATGAACCATCCTTAAAGTCAGGCTCTAATCTTTGTATCCTATCTTTTTTAGATTGCGCCCCACCACCACCAACCCAATTTAATTCATAAATAGGAAAGCTACTTCCATCCATAGACATCATGGCTTTGAAATGTTCTATATCTGACTGAGCGCCATATCTTTCATACCCAACTTTCACTTCCCTCACGCCAGCCGCTCTCTTCCACTTTATCCTTAACCTTTTAAGGTAAATCCATTTCTCAGAAAGAGACATCCTATGACAGCAACCATCTAACAAATACTTGTTATAGTTTGCATCAACGCCAACAACAGCCATTGCTGTTCTATTGGATTCTTTTTTCTTAGAATGTGCCGGATCAACCATAATATAAACATTCAAGGTATATGGTCTTACTTCCCACTCAGTCCACCATTCATCCTTAAATGAAACATCGCTGCCAGCTATTGGATTTAATAGCTGTTGACAAGCTACCGTAAAAGTAGAGGTAGTCTTTTTTATTTCTTCCCATCGTTGTGGTTGAAGAAATACTGGCTCACCATCCATTTGACCGTTATAGGTTGCAGGATGTACTCTAGGCTTTACCGCTGCCCTTTGAAGTATTGTACCATACGTGTCACCATAAGAGTAACGAGTACCCGCATACTGATAACGAGGATCATGCGTTGAGCCTAAGTTAAGGGACAACTCCCACTGGGTTGTAGTCTTCTTAATTTGTTCTGGGGTTGAAACAGATTCCTGAACTACAACATCATCATAAACTATAAGAGAAAAATGCCGTCCGGTAGGTTGTCCGTCTACAAGTCCATGAGCCTCAATTGTTTGCTCTTTAGGATTAGATTGTCGCTTGACACATATGCCTTCATTCTCAGCCCACTTAGGAGCTTGCTGTTTAGGCTTCTCGTAAAGTATATCTGGGAATAATTTCTGTAACTTCTCATTGCCTTCAAACTCCTGCATAATCTGCCGCAGGAACGGTTTAGCTTGACGGGCTGAGTAAGAAAGAATTCCTATTGTTATATCAGGATTACACAGAACTTCCTGTACACATCCTAAAAATGTAATGATTGACGACTTGTAATGGAACCTAGCCCAAAGGTCTAAGTAATTGTCTTTGCCTCCTTCAACCTCTCTGCATCTTTCATATATCCACGGATGTAACATATCATGACGATTGCAGATAAAAACACCAAGGTAGTAACGATCAGACTGAGCGAGAGTCCTAATAAAAGAATCATCAATATTAGGATCACGGTGGCACTGAGCATAAGCTTCAATCGCTTCTTCATAAGTAACTGTCTGAAGGTGTTCTGCAAGTTTAATTGCGGCTTTAGCGCTGGCATTATCTACTAGGACGCTTTCCGCGATCATGCTTTGCATATTCTTTTGCTACCTTTTTTGGTGGACATTTCCCCTTTGCCTTGGCTCTTCCTTTAGGAGTGGCGCACATAGCCATAAACTTGGCTTGTTTTTTTGTTTTACTAGGCATTCAGCCTACCATCCTATAACCTTACCACTCTTCAATGTTTTCGGTCCAGCACCTATCATCCCTCTATGTCTTCCAGCAATTTTATTTCTTTGTGCTAGGTATGCGTTCCAAGCTTGTTCATTTGCCGGTTTGACAACCTTTCCTGCCGCATTTCTTTTTATTCCATGTTTTTTCTCAGCCGCTGCCATATGCTGTTGTCGCCATGTGTTAGCATCTTGTCTGGCTTGGCCGGTTTTAAACTTGCCACCTATCTCTTTCCTAGTTCCTTTCATTTTCGATGGATCATACACATGAGGTGTGGCAGTTTTGGCAGGACCACCTATTACAGTACCATCTGCTAATGTCTTCGGTCCTGCATCTATCATTACACGATGTCGATTGGCAATCGCATTCCTCTGCTTAATATACTCAGCCTGATTAAAATCATCCGTACCATGACCCCATTTCTCTTTAGCGGCATCCATATGTTGTTGTCGCCATATTTTAGCATCTTGTCTTCGAGCTCCAGTTTTAAATTTACCCTCTATTTCTTCCCTAGTTCCCTTCATGCTCGCTGGATCGTATACATGCTCTGCCCCCGGAGTTGTTCCATCAGGGGCTGGCATTCTCCACTTCCCAGTTCTTGTATCAAGGTATGCGCCGGGAGTATCTTTGGTTACAGTTGAAGGATTCACAAAGTCGTGTTTACCACGATGAGTAAACGCTTTTAGTTTTACATGAACTTCTTTATCAAAGGAACCGGGTTTCTTTGCTTCCATGAACTGTTTTATTTTTCCATATAGGTTGCCCTTTGCCCATGCTTTTATCTGCTCTAGATCAGCCGCATCAGTGATCCCTCTACGAGCCCATTCAAAATCAAATAGACCGCCATAAGAGTCAGTTTGATCTCGCTCTTGTACCATGCGTTTATGAGTATCTGTATCCCAAGAACCACCAGCTTGCTCAAAAGCCGCTTTAGCTCTACCCATCATACCTGCGTCTGCATATCTTTTTGCAAGGTTTAGTAAATCTTGATCTAAATCATCCCACGAGTCCACAGGAGACGCCAACGACGGATCAGCAGTGGGATCATCAACATAGTCGTTGCTGGAGTCGTGTGCGATCGGCATCGGGTTCGGCACGGGAACGGGATCAGGAGCAGGAGCAGGATCGGGAGCATATGGATTGGTTGGCCTCTCTGGGGAGGGAGCAGGAGTATCAATAGGAGTTTTTCTAATAATAGGATTTAAAGGGGGATTCCATAAGGCATCACCAGTTACACCGGGAGCAGGAAGTATAGTTTCAGGAAGTTTTCCACCTTCTAAGTTCCATCCAAGAGATGTATCTATATTGACTCCAGTTGGTCTTTCTGTCCTAACACTTTCCATATTTCCATTATATCTTTGAACAGCTAGTTTAGCCGCAAACGGGCTAGGGAAAGAATACCATCTACCTTGAATATATGCATATGATATTACCTGCTGTGTGTAGGGTTCTTGTGTGTAGGGTTCTGCTGCCATTTTATTCTCCTAATAATCCTTGTTCATAATAATTCCAAAAAGCATCTTCATCCATGACTAACTTCCATAACTCATCACCGCTTAAGGGACCAAATATTTTTGGATTTTTCTTTGCGAATCCTAAAAGACCCCAGAACCCCCCTTCAATAGAATCTTGTAAATCGGTGATCTGTTCTTCAGTAGTCTGTCCTTCAGGATTATTAACACTAGTTTCTATTTCGTTTTCTATATCTGCCAAAGTACGATCATCTATAAATCCATTCTCTATTGCGAATTTGGACAGTGCTTTGTACTGCATCCCCATCCCATAAGGGGCTAATGAGAGAACTGCTTTCCCAAGCGTAGACATTCCATTTACGGTTGCGTATGCAGTTCTATATCTATCTGATTCTTTTACCTTGTTTAGCTGACCTTGAAGTTTTCCTATTTTTCTATGTTGCGACCACG